TTTTTTGTGCTGTTTCTTCTTCCAGCTTGCCTTCGAGTTCTTCGACTCTATTTTCTAAGTTCTGTAAAATGTCGCTGTCGGCACCTTCAGGAATCACAACGCTGTGTGCTTCCATAAGACCTTTAAGACCGCTCATGAAAGATTCTGCAATCTCTACCTTCAGAGAAGATTCAACTGCAATTTTATTTTCTTCAATCCACTGCTCAGCAATGTAGTTGATGTACTCGTCTACTTTGCCAGTCATCTCTTCAGAAAGAGCTTCTTTAGCTTCTGCAAGCTGAGTGTCAAATGCTTCTGAGTAAAGAGCTTCTAGCTCAGTTGCTCTAGCATTAACAGCTGCTTCAAAAACAGTAGTTGCTTTTTCTCTTAGGTCCTCGGAAAGATCCTCACCAAAGATTGCGTCGATGTCTTCTTTCATACCAGATCCTTGTCCAGGAGTTGCTACTTTAGGTGCTTGAGGGGCATCACTAGCTTTTTTATCAGCTTTTCTAGCTGGAGCTTGTTTTCCCTTAGCAGTAATCAAATCTTCTCCTTTTGACTCAGATCCAGATTTCTCATCAGCGCCACCTGGGTTTGGAGCTTTGAATCCAACTGTTTTATCAGCTGGTCTTTTGTTGCTACCTTTAGTTACAGGGTCTGCGATTTCTGAATTTTCACCGCTGGCCTTAAACTCGTCAAGTTCTACTTGCTCTTCGGCCACAACAGCTTCTTCATTGTCGAACTTTTCTAGTTCATTAGCCATTTGTTTTCTCCTCATTTGAGTCTAATACGTTTGCTTATTATTTATAAATTAACGAATTACAGGGTTTGTAAGAACTTAGAGAATAACTCTACTTTCCTTTCCTGTAACTCTCTTGCACTTACTCTGCCCGTCTCTCTAATTTGCTCAATCACTTTTTGTGATTGCCACGAATTAGATGCAGCGTCATAAATCCAATCTACACCCTCCATCACACCATTTACAAAAGCGTTTGGTGCAGAAGGATCTGCAACAATATCGCCAGCAGTAGCAAGTTGAAAATCTCCTTGCACTTCATTGATACCATCACTGTTCTGTACAAGACTCCCCATACCGCGCGAAGATACACCTAGTTGTGCTCCTTCATCGATCAGACTCTTTACGATTTTACCGTAAGGGGTGTCCATTATTTTTGCTCTCCCAACATAATCATTACCTTCTCTTTTAAGGTCTTTGATCATATGCGAAACTCTTTCTAAGTTTATGGTAGGGCCATCAGGATGTCCAAGCTCACCATAAGCTCTATTTGTTTTTACAAATTGATCGTTGTATCTTTGAACTTCTTTGTCCAATGTTTCCATTGGGTACATACGACCATTTCTGTTTTTGATGCCACCTTGCATGAAAACACCTTCTATAAAGTAATCTTTACCTTTGCCATCCTTAGCTTCTGTGATGACTGGTGCTATGCTATCAAAAGTGGTTTCTGCAATTAACTTCATTTGTACTCCTAATCTGCAAATGCTATCGGCGTGAATAAGCCAGCGCTAGCATAAATTTTATCTGTTGCAGCTTTCTGTATAAAATGTTCACCTGCAGAGACAGTTGTATTTCCAATTGCTGTGTTTGCTGAATCAGTAACAGTGATTACTGCTGCAGCTGTATGATAATGTTTGATAAGTGTTGCGTCAAATGCTGTGTTAGCATTTGCTAAGCTAGTAGGAGCTGTAAATTCAGAACCTTTTAACTTTAATATTCTACTCACTTAAAATCTCCTCAGAGATTTCTAATGCAAAGTTAACAGCGCTTTGATAATCGTCTTCTAGCAATTGGTTAAACTTTTCTAAATTTTCTTCTGTTAAATTATCTTTTACGAACTCAATAGCTTGCTCATAAACTTCAGCGTCTTCGCCCTCTTTATAAGAAGCAATTTTTGAATGATCTTTTTTAATAGTGCCGCCTTTAAATACAGCATCTTGTTCTGCTTGATTTTTAAATGCAGGATGAAGTTGCTGTTGCACAGCGTCTAAGTGCTTACCGACAAAATTCTTTTCTGCTTCTGATTTAGGATTAGCATAGTTGCTGATTTGTCCAGCTTGTTCTTCTGGATCAGGAACAATATCAATCTTCTTCAGTTCTACGATTTGTCTAAGTGTTTTCATTTTCTTCCTCGTCTTCGACAGGATCTTCATCCTGTTCTTGGTCTTCAGTTTCTACTTCACCATCATCAACGAGTTCTTCTTGATCTAGCTCCTCTTCGTCTTCAATAGGTTCTAAATCAAGTTCTTGTTGATCTTCTACTGGCTCAGCATCAACATCACCTTGATATTCCTGACCGAACATATCGTTGCTTAGTTCATTTTTCATAGTTTGAACTTTAGCAGCTAATCGATCTCTCAAAATATCATCTAAAACTTCACTAGCTTTATTTGGTTTGTCGTCCATTGCCAAATCAACAATACTCTTTACATTATCTGTCATAATAATCTCCTGCTATATTTATATATCTTACACTTGCTCAGGCGGTGCTTCAGGGAATCCATTGTCCTGATCAGGCTGTTCTTCGCCTTGATCTGGGCCATATTGGTCCATATTTTCTTGCTCGGCTTCTGTATCAGCCATCATCTCAGCATGCATATCTTCAATTTCTTTGTCTGTTTGCTTAAGAACATTCTTCTTAACCCACATAGTTGAGAAGTATTTTCCAAGATATGGATCCACATCATTAACAGCACTGATTTTTTCTCTAAAGATTTCGAGTTGTTTAAGTTCAGAGAAGTGACTGTCAGTGACATAATCGAATCTCATCTCTCTTCTAATGGCGGGCCAGTCGTCAGGTGTAATAATACCTTTCAACACCAGTTGCTTTTCTAATGCAGATTCAAATAATCTAGAAAATTTAAGTCTTAATCTTGCAATAAATTTTTGAAACTTAATTTCGTCTCGGCTAATTTCAGACGCTCTACCAATTGCAAACCCTTGTTCAGGTTCTAATCTTGATACAGGAACATTTAAAGCTCTATATAATTTCTTTTGGAAATATAATACGTCGTCCATTTCTCCCAAGTTTTGTCCAGCTGGTAAGGTAGTAATCTCTGTACCTTTGCCGCCTTCTCTTCTTGGTAGCCAATAATCTTCTAACATAGTCATAAACTTTCTATCGTCTCTTAGCTCACCAGTAGTTGCATCGTAGACGAGTCTATTTTTATGTTTAGCCATCATATCTCTAAGATATTGTTCGGCTTTTAGTTTTGGTAAATTTCCAACATCGATATAGAATATTCTTCGTTCTGGTGCCCTTGATATTCTATAGATAACTGTTGCATCTTCTAAGACTCTTAGTTGGTTTAAAGGCTTAATGGCTTTATGTAAATGGCTTAATACCATTTTATTTGCTTCGTCCATTAATCCAGATGTACAATGTAACACACTATCTTTGGCTATTTTAAGACCGTTTGTAGTGCCTTGAGCGGGATTTGTTACTCCTGGTCCGCCCTTAAATCCTTTGTCATTGAACAGATAATATTCTTGCTTTGTTTGGTTAAGTGTAATTCTGTTAGGTCCTTGTCCTTTGTTTTTCTTTTGGACTTCCCTTACTTTCCTAATTTTTCTAGGATCTATGTATCTAAGTTCTTGAATACCATTCTGAACATTTTGTTCATCTATAATGACGTGGTAGTATAACCTTCCGTCAATATACCAATGTCTGAAAATTTCGTATGATTGTCTTTCAAAGTCTAACAGATCTTTTACTGAGTCAAATTCTTCAAATATTTTATTCTTAATACCGTCTGTGACTTCGACTTGATCTAAATTGATTTCGACTGTATGGCTATCCGGTTCGTAAACAATTGATTCATTTACAACATCGTCAATAGCATTTTCGCATTCAGGCTGCATAGACATCTTACGATATCTAGTTACAAGCTCGCCTTCGTTCTTTGCTGTCTGTTCGAGATCTACGTATTGCCCATAAACACCACCTTCAGCGACAACGACAGCGCCGTCATCATCTGATTTGTTTACAAATGAGCCTAAGTCCTGATCTGTGGACTTTCTTTTTATCTCGAATCCGAATAATTCTGCCATAGGGGTTACCTCATTATATATTTATAAAGGGCATATCATACCCTATAAAAGAAAAGAGGGCAACGAGTTGTTGCCCTTTAATCTTAGTTTCCGCCTGCGTTCCCTGTAGAACCACCAGTTACTTCCCACCAGTCGTACTGGAAAGTGACCTGGAATTCTTGAAGCACGTCTGTGGCATTCCAGTCAACTTCCATCTCAGTAATGTTTACTGGGAATAAACCGTTGAAGCTATATTCTCTGATAGGTACTCCTGTCTTAGAATATTGAATGACCTGTGCTGTTGACTTATAAGATAAGTCACTCGCAGATCCGAAGCCTCTTACGTTGCCAAGGTGAGAGTTGATTGATTGCATCCACTCTTCCATAGCATTTCTAATTAAGAAGTCTTCGTCATTGATTACTGTTACGTTCCATTCAGCAAATGTTCTGTCGCCTGCAATCTTTACCTTTCTACCGAAATATGGTACTTCGATAAAACCTAAAGTAGATGCTGGAACCTGAGAAGCTCTCACCATAAATGGAGTTTTCAGATCACCAGCACTGTTTGCTGGGTTAGAGATGTTTACTTGGAACAGGGTAGGTCTAGCACCACCAAGTGTTAGCTGTGACCTAATTTCGTTAATGTTAAAAGCCATTTTTGTCTCCTATTCCTATTTATTAAAATTGACCAACAATCTCTGAGAATTCTACTCCAGTTCTTACTGCAACGAAGTTTAACTGAATGAAGTTGATTGATCTAGCAGGCTTGATGTAAATGTCTCCAACAAACTCGTTTCTATCAATTACTTCTCCTGTGTTATTTGTGTCGTCACATACAACTCTGAAGTCTGTAATTCCTCTTCTACCTTGTACATCTCTTAAGAACGGTTCTACCAGATTTCTAAACTGCGCTCTGGTAAACTGATCGTTGAATTCGAACAATGTAAACTTAGATGCAGTGCTGATTGCTTTCTCAAGTACGATGAACAATCTTCTTACGTTTAGTCTATCGAATGCAGAAGGCTTACCTAGTAATGTTTTATCACCAAACAAGACTGTGCCTTGTCCAGGGAATGTTACTACTGGGTTAACATCTGCTTGATACATGACGTCTCTTTGACCCTTCTTAGGATTAAATGCAAGTTTTACGATGTTCTTGATTTGGCCTCTGTTGTAACCAGCAGGAGAGAACCATGCGTCTCTTAGTTCATCTGTTCTTACAGCTAAACCTGCAATGTCACCGTTAAGAGGGA